ATGCGTAACCGCCTAGACCGCCAGCTATACCACCGCCAAGCACACCTGCTCCACGATTTTGGTAGGTAGGCGCAGTAGTTGTCTGTGTGCCATAGCTACCTAATGGAGTACCATAGACCGATGACAAATAGCCTTGTAATTGCTGATAGGGCAACTGTTGTCCGAACTGATAACGAGCCAATTGCTCTTGTAGAGGTTGTGCAGCGATAGCCTCTTGTTGTGCGCCCACTTGAGCTAATGTCTGAGAAGGTAGGAACTGTTGACCATAAAACTGTGGTGCTAGACCAGCCAGCTGAGCTTGTTGCAATTGAGCCTGTTGTTGCAGTCCTCGTTCTTGTTGATACTGTGTGCCTGCAATATTGGATGTAATATCCCCTAGAGAACGCCCATAAGCCTCTGTAGCAGTTCCTAATGCTCTTTCCATAGCACCGCTACCTAAACGACCAGAACGGCTGTAAAGGCTCGAAATGCCTGGCAATACGGATTGGCTAAACTGTTGGGTAAGTGGGCGAGTAGCTGCCTCCATCATCGCTTGTTGATAGGGATTTGCATTTAAGAATCCACCGGCAGCAGTTTGTCCGACTTGACCTAAAGATGTTTGATAAGCCTGTTGAGCCTGTTGTAGAACAGGAGACTGTTGGCGAGCAATAGCTTCCTGTTGGGCAATCGACTCAGTAGTCGCAGCCGATGGGCTTACATAGGTCTGACCAGGAAAGAACTCAGGTTGTTGTCCTGTCAAAAATAGACTCTGCGCCCTTTCTAGACCTGTTGTAAGGTATGGAAGTAACGCTGGATCAATTTGCGAGCTTGTAGTAGTTGTTGCCATAGTTTTATCCTACGATGATGTATTTATAAGTCATGCCTGATACTGTGTTAGCTGGATGGCTAATAGTGGCACTTCCGTTGGTTACTGCTGATATATAAGGTCTTGTAAAAAGATTACTGGTATAGCCATTTGATGATAGATAACTCATGGTGGCTATGATGCTTGGTGTTGCTGGTCTAGTTGGGCTTGATTGGGTAGCAAAATGCTCAATGCTTACACCAATGTCGCTTGGTCTCCAAACTAACTCTACATAATCGTCTTTTTGCAATGCAATAAAGAAGTTTAGTGCTGCAATAGCTTGGCTTGCTACGCCACTCGATTTTCTAGGTTTAATACCAAACTCGCTATTGCTGTTTGCTACATTTGTTCCGTTTTTACTAAACCAAATACTGACTGTTTGTGCATCGTTGGTCGTATTAGTTAGTTGTACAGAAAACTGTATGTTATACAGTCCAGAGTATCCTGCCGTTAGTTTCGTATTCGTTACTAAACTTGCACCTAATGCATAGTCTGTAGTGCTAAACGACATAATATTGGCTGCCGTTGTTGTTGTTGCTGCTTGGTCTGTATCGTCTTGTACCGCTAAATAAGGGTAATACGCTGTGGCTGATGTATCGTCTGTAGCCATCAACAAAATAACAGAATCTACACCAATACGAGCATCTGTAATCGTAGTAGTTGTTGCATTCCCTGTCGCTAATGTAACAGTACCTGTATTGTTTGTCTTACCATTCATAATGCCATTGACTACTTCAGCGACTCCGCGCTGATCTGATCCAAATGGCGGTAAAACTCTATACATTACCTAGTTCCTAGAGGGCTTAAATCAATGTCCATTCCGACTGCTGATGTCCAACTACCTGTAGGGGTTAATTGTAGACGATGATACCTACCAACACCACGCACAGATACTCTATTTTCGCTATCTGCTGCGGTTTGAGATCCAAATACTGTGGACTCTGACAAAAGTCTACGAGATAACAATGCTACGGATGCTGAACCATCATCTACGATGGGTTTAACCATTGTGATTGCAGAAGTTGATCCTGGCACTTCTATATCACCTGTTTCTATGTAGGCGGTAGCGTTAGTGCCTGTAAAGGTAATAATTTTTGTGCCATCTACACCAGCTAACTGTAGTCTGCCACCAAGCCATAGTCGGCTATCAAAGGAAGTTAAAATGGTGTCTAAATTACCATAGACATCCATACCTTCTAGGTTTACAGATGGTGTAGATGTAGATGCTATGCGATCTACATGGGTAGTGCCATTTGTCCATCGTTGGGTCTGATAATTGTAAATTAGCAATTTATCAGGAGTAGATGAACTTTGGCTTGCGTATGCCCAAATAATTAATTTCTTGGCTGGATCTACAGCAGCAGACATTTTGTAGAGAATACCTTGATCTACATCGTTAAAGAAAAAACGATTTACTTTTTCGTTTCCAATCGGAATAACATTTTGTCCATCGCAGGCATAGAATCCATCGTCTGCTAAGAAGAATGAAGTTCCACCATACTGAATAATTGAGTTAGGCTCGTAACATCCTAAGTTTCGACTGATATTGTCGAACTGAAATACTAAAGGGCTACCAACATACGACATACGATGGATGGAACGATCCATAAAGATTAGACCAAACTCACCACCACTTATGCCAACTACTGTGCCACCATCGGGAATATCTTGATAATCTGCTTGGGTAGTTGCAGAAGTTGTCCAAGAGGATTCATCACCTAGGGCAGACCATTGCACTCGATTTGGGTAACTAGATTGCACATTACCAGAAACTACAAAATCTCTAACAACTGTTACATATCTAGCTGTTGGTGCATCTGCTGCTAAATCGGCAAACAAGGATGAAGTATTAACATTGTATCCTTGTAGTTTTGCTGTGCCATTAGCTGCGATTAACACATTACCAAACTGTGTAAATCTCCATCGCTGATCTGCTGCGGTTGTATAGTTTCCTGACTTAGATACATTGTCTAATGACAAGTCCGATGAATCTAATTTAAATAACTTAGTATCACCACCGGCAAATAATAGAGTTCCACCAACTGTCGTTTTAGCTGCGACAACGCTATTAAGTGTTTCAGATGCAGCAGCAGAATAATCTACAGCAGTAGGAACTGCACCATAGCCGACTTGCTTAGAAAAGACATTTTCTGCCCTACGCAGTCCATTAGTAATGCCTGGCTGATCTGGTGTCCATTCTCCGAATGTTACTCTGCTTATTGCCATTGTTCTGTTCCACTAGATATTTGAGTCCAAGTTGTCGTTGTAGCGGTAATTCCTGTCCATGACTCTGAACCTGCTGTTTGTGCTGTCCATGTTGTAGAACTAGCTGATATGCCTGTCCAAGCCTCTGATCCTGCTGTTTCGTCTGTCCAATTATCGCCTAATACATTACCACTTGCTACTACTGTTCCGTTTGCTGTTATTGTTCCGCTTGCAGAATAAATTGCTTGAGCCTGTGCATCTACATAAGCATTAGCAACAATGAAACCTTCGCCTGCATACTCAACACCACCAAGGGCTGTTACTGTTGCTGTGCCTGTTATTTCTGCGACAGATGTTCTAAGCCGAATAGCCTCTGATTCCACAGAAGCATTGCCTGTAATTGATGCATCGCCTGTTCTAACTCGAATACCTGTGCCTTCCACACTTGCTTGTGCATCGATAGTAGCAGATCCGACCAGTATTGCGATTCCTGTTGCATTGACTGTTGCTGTTCCATTTATTATTCCTTCTCCGACCAACACTCTGATTGCTTCGGCTGTAACTGTAGCATCAGCAGTAATGCTTGCTGATCCACTTCTAATGGCAGATCCACTAGCGACTACTGTGCCAGTAGCGGTAATTGTTGCTTCACCGACCAATACTCTTTGTCCATCTGCGACTACAGTAGCATTAGCTGTGATAATGGCTTCGCCTGTTCTTTGGCGAACACCATCCGCGCTTACTGTGGCATCTGCGGTAATAGATGCAGATGGGAACTTAATACAAGCAGTAGTCCAAATGGCATTATCAAATGATATTTGGATACTGTCTAAGTTTCCAAAGTTATCTAATTCTTCTAATGTCCAACTACCGCATACCTCATCAGTCTCCCAATTATGGTCAAAAGAATATGGTATTTGCTCTAAATTCCCGAACTGATCTAACTGTTCGAGGGTTAAAGGCATTAGGCTAGGGTAACTGAGAGGCTACCAGATGCAATCTTAAAAATATCGCCTGTATCAATTGCCTTAGATGTCGTAAGGGGTGTGTGATACAAAAGGTTGCCAGTAGTAAGTGCATCCAATATACCAATATGAGTAATCGTTCCCCATGAACTTGTAGCTTGGTCAAAGGTAATATCTGCTGAAGTTACCGATGCACCATTGCTAGGTGCAGCAAAGGTAGCCGACTTGCGAGCATATGATCCACCAGTACACTCTGTGCCTGTATTAGCATCTGTTGGATCGCTAGTGTAGAGACCAACATAGACTGTGGTAGGAGAGGTAAAGGTTGTTGCTCGTAGAGTTGCATTGACTAGTGCAT